TGGTTGTTGGTTGTCCCGGATTAATTGTTGGGTCAAAATAAGAACCAGGTATTAAGGAAACAGGTAAAATACTTCCACCTAATCTTAAAGCAAAATCAGCCGCTGCTGTTAATGGATTTGCAGGAACGGTAATTTGCCAATTTGGTTCTAATATTGGAACTTGTCCTGAAATGATATTCAATAAATCATTCCCACTATTAACATTTAATATATTGGCTTGTCCTATTGTCTCTAATCTAATTCTAGTTGCGATTCTTTCTTGAAACTCATTTCTAAGTGTTTGAGCACCTAAACGAGCTATATATGAATCCTGACTTAGATTACCATTACTACCGGTTGGGTTTGTCGATAATAAAATAGATAACGGAGAATATGATGATGGAACAATTGGCCCCGGATACGGTTGTCCATTACTTTGTCTGTCTTGGTCAGGTCTAACTGTTTCTAAACTTGAAAATGATTCCGCCGAGTCAAACACATTTAACCCATCAGCATAAGCGTTTAATGGTCTCCATAACCTTACCGCATCATAACCCTCATCAACAATATGAGCATCTTGTTGACCAGGTCCATATTCACCTTGATTAGAAATACTATTAGTTAATCCATTTGGGTCAGGAACTTGTTGATATCCTCCCTCATTACCATATCTATTTAAAGGATATAGTTGGTTTGCTAATGATGGATTATCAATAAGTTGGTCAGGACTATCAATTACAGAGAAATCCGATGAAATATATTCATACGGAACTTGGACAGAAGGTCTGTTTGGAGATTTAGCATAAGGTACTAAATTTCTCGTTATAAGTTTTTTTCTGAACGAATCCGAGTTAATTAAATCTAATGGACTATTTGACATCTATGATTTTTATTTTATAAATAGATTATTAGTAAGTTTTTGAAACAGGTTCTTTTGAGTCACCAGGTATTAACCTAACAATATAATCCTTAAATCTTGACTCATTAAAGGTAGTATCTAAAATTTGTTTTAGTTGTTCTGATGAAAGTCCTGCAGGAACTTTAACATCGACTTCAATTTTTCCTCCAACATCAACAGTACTTTTAGTGGTTATATTTTGATTTTGATAAATTGTTTTTTCATTTGTAATTTTATTGGCATTTGAATCTATTGGGGCAGTCTTAGATGATGCTCCCGCACCACTTATTGATGAAGCTGCATTAACCCCTGCAGCTGCAACTTTCTCAATCGGTGTATCACCTAATTTACTAGTAACATTTTTACCATACTCTTTTAATGCATCAGTAAACTTATTTTGAACTGATTCCATTTGATTACCAACTTTCATTAAGTAATCCGATAATGTTTGAGTTGCGGGTTTAATACCCTCTTTAAAATCCATTGCCATAGTACCCAAATCTTTCAATGCTGTTTCAACTTCTACCCTAGCACTTTTAGTGTCTCCAAATTTTTTAGAAGCTTCACCACCTAATACATCCGCAGTTTTTTGAGCTCCAATTATAGTTTCTTTAACAGGTTTTGCGGTTGCGGTACCTCCAAGAAAAGCGTTTTTAATTGCCGCAACATCCCCTTTAACGGTTTCCGAAATGTTCATTTGAACTCTGGCAATCTCCTCTAAACTCTTTGGACCGTCTTTTTGTTCTTGTATTAATTTATCAAATTCTTTTTGAGTTACTTCTGATAATTTTTTAGTTTCTTCTTCTCCTTTTTCATTTTTGATTTTAACTTCATACTCTCCAGTTTCACCCATTTTAGCAATATTTGCCAAGAATTGTTTATCTTCTTCAGTACCTATTGTTATTCCAGCCAAATTAACTGCCGATAATCTTTTGTCTAATTCCGCCGCGGCTAACCCCATTTTACTCATTTCCGCAGCACTAACACCGGTTTGTTTTTCCATCTCTCTAAGTGTTAACACACCTTGAGGATTTATTTTAAAGGTTTTTGTTTTCTCATCAAAATATGTAAATTGTTTTGCAACATCCGCTAAACTATCTTGTAAACCTGATGGGTCATTAATAGACATATTCATTAATTGGAATGGGTCTGCTAATGCACCTGCCGAAACTCCTAATCTTTGAAATGCAGATGCAACTTCAATCGCTCCGTCAGGGTCTAATACTTTATCCGCCAATCTAAAGGTCTCATTCATATTAAACCTCAACATTGATGCTTGTGCTGCCATTTTAGTTAAACCAACAACACCACCTTCAAATTGGAACCTATTCATTTGTTCCATATTGCTAGTAACAGATTTCATTACCGCTTGTGTGTTACCACCAATACTTTGAATATATTCTATAGACTCTTCTAATTGTTTAGGAATCTGAGCCAAACCAACACCAATATCTAAAAAAGAATTGGTCATTTCCCTTGCACTAATACCTAATACTTTCTGAGCCGCGTAAAGTTTTTCAACCTCCTCAGTGCTCGCAATAACATTTCGACCAGATGCATCAGCAACTTCACCAATAGTTTTGGCAACATCAGTCATTGACCCACCTAAACGATTGACCATAGGGAGTGCATCTGCGATACTTGACATTAGTATACCAACTCGTTCTCTACCCTGACCAAAAACCTTATTTATCTCAATAGATGATTTTTGTATCTCAACAACGTATGACGCCAATTCTGTCGCAACATCAAGAGAGCCAATAAGTGATTTTTTATATTCTTCCGGTGATTGTTCAGCTGCTTGCATAATTTAAAATAGTATTTTATTATAAATACAAAAGGACTGAGTTTTCAGTCCTTTTTATTATCTTCTAACCATTTATCTAACAAATATTTTCTAACAAATAAGGGCATCGTTACAAAATCTTGATAGGATATGTTCATTAATTTGTTCAAATAATAGAATTCATCTATTTGTCCCTTCCTATAATCAGAAGAAAGGGCGAAAAAAGTCCACCCCAAATCCGACGTTAACTGTCATCTTTTCTCCTGATGGGGTGCTTACAACTCGACTCATGTCCAATTTTGGTTCATTTTCATTCATAAATTGTCTAATATACTTAGAATCTGAAATAGGCATTTGTTCAACAAATTTAGATATTTCTGACTTATCCGTATTTCCGTTTACTTCAACAATCTCTTTTTGAAGTCTCCAAGTTATTTTTGGAACTACTCTACCTTGAGGGTACGTCGATTCTAACTTACTAATTTCCATTATTTCACCATAATTTAATGGTTTTAATTTAATTGTTGCATTAGATTTTGGTAATATAGTTGTAAATGTACCATCCTCATTTGGAGACTGACCTTTAATAACATTTAATTCATCAAGAGCTACTGTCGTTTTGAATGGTTTTTTAGTAACCGGGTCAATTAAATTTAAATCCATTTCAGGTCCAAAACCAGTATTTCTTAAAAATACTAATATTGACTCAACATCACCTTCAATCATATCTTCAATCCTAAGGTCTGGTTCGTAAATTTTATTTCTTAATAAATTTGTGGTAATATCTAACCCACCTGCCATTAAAATATTTTCATCAGAGGCGGTTAAATAACCCACCTTGATTGATTTTTTTTTGTTTTTGTAAAAAACTCCACCTGATGGTAATGGTACCACATCGTGAGGTAAAGTAAAATTTTGTTGTCCGTAATCTGTTGTTTGATTTTCCATATAAAAAAATAACCGTAAAGTTTATTGTCTTTACGGTTAAATATAATTAGTATTGATTTTTTATAAAGAGTATTAGTAAACTAAAACACATCTATCCATTCTTAATGATGCTGTAATATCCGCAAGAGCGTCAGTACTATATCCTAATGAACCAAAATTCACTCCTGTTAAGAATGTACCATATAAAATCCATTTCTCAACAACAACTCCTGTTGGGTCTAACATCTCAAGGTCAATGTCTTTTTTATAACCTGCAGCATAACCCATACGACCTGTTACAGATTCTGCGTGTAAACGAACCCACTCCATAAGAGCTTGAGACGCAGATGGTCCAATTGGGTCTCTGAATTTAACTGAAATCTCATCCCAGTTAAATCTTCCCGCAACATAAGTTGAGGTATTTAAAAATTGAATTTCCGTAGATGCAATTTTAATTGAAGGTCTTGAAGCACTTTCCACGAACCATTCGTTAATTCCTAAACTTGATGGAAACCTTAGTATGAATCGATTCTGTCTTTTCGGTTCGTAAGGAATCGGCATTTTCATCAATAAATCAGCCATATTATTTTAAATTAGTTTTTCTTTGTTTATTATCATAAATATATCCAAATGGAAAATATTTTTATTGACTTTCTGAAATTAAATCTTTATCATTATATTCCAGTCTAGTTTATTTAATTCTAGTTAATTTAACTAGTTTTTTTAATTATTTATTTAATACTAGTTCTTAATAACTAGTTAATATTCTTTTTTTATTCCTCCTGCGGTTGAATAAGTTTTAACAATATTGTCCGGTTTGTCTTTAAAGTGTTTTTTCATAACCTCTACATTTCGGATGTCATCATCAGAAAACCCAATTGTCGGTTTTGTAGGAACAAAATTATTACTTACCTCTTTTTTTAAATACACTTTTTTATCTAAATCATAGGCCATTTCTTTAATGTATTCCACAAATTTCTCCATCGCACGAACTTTCGCCTCTTCAGGATTTGCAGCACCTTCCGGGTCATTATAAGAAACTGGATGGTATCTATTCATATTTAGATAAGTTTTAATTAATTCATCATCACTCATGTCTTCATCATCATTAATATCTCGATACTTTCTTAAGTTTTTAACTAACTCATCTTTATCAATACCATTAAACCCTGATATGATATAATTATATACCGCCTCTTTTAATGTATTAGGATTATGACCTCTTGCGGTTATAATAGAAAATATTGAACCATTGTTAATTGCCTCTCTAAAATCATCAAATGCAGGTCCTAATTTGGCTCTCATTGCGTCAATTAAAAAATCTTTATCACCTGGTGTTTGGAAATTTTTAAATGGTTCGTCACTATATCCTACAATAGTTTCACCTTTATAGTTAAATGGTTCATCACCTATTTGATGTCTATACTCAGCAAAATCATCAGTACTCATACCTATCTCATCACCATCTTCATTCTTAAGGATAATCTTAGTTGGCATATGAACAACATTATCATCCCAATCGAAAGCATAATACTTCATATCGGGTGTCCCCATTTCATCTATCCCTTCATTTAATCTAATCTTTTTCATAATTGGCTAAAAAGTGGGGACGTATCCCCACTTATGGTTTTTATTAAATATTCTCGAACGAAGCTCCTGTTGGAGTAATAAAGAATTCAATATCAATAAATTCTAACGCTTTCGTCGGTTTCAAGTAAATTTTACCTGTTAATGTATTTCTATCTAAATCCTCAGGAGATGATGAAACTGTTACACGGAAATCGTATAAACCTCGGTCTCTTCTGATTGAATCTAATATAGGGTTAACACTATCTAAGAATTGTTGTCTAACAACTTGGTCGTTTTGTTCAAACAATAATCTTACCGCTACTGCTGATATTAACTTACGAGCTTGAAGTAATAATCTTCTTACATTCAATCTGTTAAGTGCTGTGTCAGCAACTTGTAATGTTTTATTACCCCAAATAACCGTACCAACATCTGAGAAAGTTGCGATAGGGTTAATTCTACCTTGGTATAATGTATCTCTATCTTCTTGAGTCAATTTAACTCTTGCTTTAACTGAGTTTACAAGACCTCTTGTGTAACCCGCTGATGCGAACCATGGGAAAGCAATGTTGTCTGTTAATGCTAAGTTTCTACAAACTTCACCTGTTGCAGGTAAATAAATTTGTGTATTATTAACAGTATCTCTTGTTAAAATCCAAGGATAGTAAGTTGCAGTATAATTAGAGTCAATTCCAGTATTATCTAAGTTATCAACCGCCTCTTGAGAATAGATAACATCTTGTGGATTTGTTGAATCCGGTGTGTACATTCTATAATCAGGAGTTGTTGTAATATAAACAGAATCCGCTCTTTGGAATTGAACCATATCAATTGTTTCTTCAACTAAGTTTGAGTTATTAACATAATCAATACTTGCTGTTGCTAATACATTAATATTAGTAGCTTCAGGATTCGCAAATGTTAATATACCAAGTAAGTAAGCGTAATAGTCAGTGTTTGCAAAATCTTGAGTATTATTTTCAACTACAATACGTTTGAATAAACCTTCACCTGTTGCATTTGGATATCTTGTTGATACCGATGCTCCTGCTAAAAATCCTGATTGACCTAATTGGAATCTATCTTCATTTGTACGATATTCTCTATAAATGTCCCATCCATCAAATCCACCAGCAAAACATAAAGTATATTTTCTTGAGTAAATGAAATAGTATGGATTTTCTTGAGTTTCAGGGTCTGTTCTAAACTCAGCTACACCACATTCAAAAGCAGTTTGACCACTTGTGTCATAACTATTTGAAATTGTTACAACTGTCGCTCCGGAGTCCATGTGAAAACCTTTACTTACATAATTCCAAGCAGCGCCTTCAACAGGTGTTATTGAGTTCACCCAAGACGCTGGATTTTGTCTTCCTTTATATGATAAGAATGATTCGTCAATACCATATTGTGTTGAGAAACCTAAATAAGTTCTTCTAACAATATCACCAGGTGATTCAACTAAATTTGAACTACCTGTTGGGGTTCCAAATGGAGGGTTAGCGATTGTCTCACCAGGGAAAAAATATTTTGTTTTAAATACAGGGTATGGTGATGGGTTAGTCACTGATTCATATTCTCTTTGAGTATAACCTTCAAAACCACATGGTATTGCATCAATTGGTGCCTCATCAGCCAACTCAATCATTACATATTTTGATAATAATGCGTATTCACCATTAGTTGAACCTAATTTTTTAGCAACGAAGTTATTAGAATTAGGGTCCATATTACAATTAGTAAATTTCTCAATAACAATAGGGTTTGAATCCGTGTCAAAGAAATTTCTAACTAAAACATCAAATGTCATATTGTTAAATGATAAATTTGCGATAGACACTTTAACTTCAGTGTTTGCAGTACCCCCATCAGAGATTGAAACAAATTTAAATAATTTATAAACTTTATTACCTCTTAATTCTGACACCAAATAAGGTGTACTAGGTGATTGATATCTTTCAACACTATAAGCAATTGAATTTGATTGTTCACTTCTAGCTTCAGGTAATGCAACTAATTGAGGGTTAATACCTTTAATATAACCTTGATTGAAAGCATATGCCAATGAACTTGGATAAATTTCTTCAACAAATAAAGGAACCTCATTTCTTGATTTTCCAAAATTATCAACACCTAACACTTTTGTAATAAACTTAGATGAAGTTGCCGATAAATTAGTTTCGAACGTAAAAATGTCTCCATCTTTTGTTACACCTGATAAACCAAATGATGCAAAAGGATTTTTATCCGTATCCACATATTGTTCGTTTGTTAATAACGTAACATTATTTTCATTATTTACTTCATATATTTGTCCATGATTATCACTTGTCGAACTATTAGTATATAATGAAATACCTCTTGAACGAAGTGTTGCTACAACCATATTGTTAAATTCAGTATAAGCAGTACCAATAAATGTATAGTAATCACCCGAAATTGTTCCTGAGAAAGTTTGTGAGTCACCTGTTCCTGTAACTGATAAAGCACTTATATTATAATCAAATGAGTATCCTGTATAAGCATTACCTGTATAATTATTAAAGTTAGCATAAAACCATGAGTCATTTTCAGATGCCGATAAATCGTTAGTTGCTAAGTTATTCGTATCTGAACCAAATTCATTTACAACTGTTGTGTAATTATTCGTAATATTATAATAATCTGTTTCAGGAATTGCTCCATAAATAAATGCTGTTGTAGCAGTTAAAGTATTATTATCAACTGCATTATAAATATTTGCAGTAAAATCAGTGTCAAATGTAGATACGCTACCATCAGATAATCTATATTGTGTGTTTAAGTTAGTCTGAACCGCAGATGGGAATGAACCACTAATAAAATTAACGGTACCCGCACTCGTTGCACCTGTAAAAGATACAGACCAAGCAGTTGCTCCGGTTGGACTTTGTGTAATTGTTGTTGGGTCAACATTTGCAGTAACTCTAATACTCCAAGATGGACCAGCATCATATCCTGACAATCCTAAGATTCTTGTCACGAACAACTGATTCGATTGTTGTAAGTAAGATTTAGCTATGTATGCCGCCTCATATTTAGGGATTTGTGTGTTAACAAATTTAGTTGGTTCTGTTCCTCCGAAAAAGGCTTGGAACTCATCGTAGTTTGTTATGAATACCGGTTCAAATGCAGGACCTCTTAAAGTCTCACCAACTAAACCTAGGGTAGTAACACCCACACTTTGTGCTACGAATGATAAGTCAGTTTCAGAAGTGTATACCCCCGGTGAAACGAAAACTTTTTGATTTGCTTGTGCTGTTGCCATTATCTAATTATTCTATTGCAGATTTATTTTATAGATAAATATTCAATAAAATATCAAAAAACTTTACTTTTAGATATGTATTTGTAAAGAGTATGAATTAATTCTACCTTTTTTCTACCTATGAAACAGACAAAAGAAATCAAGAATATTAAAATTGACCCCGCCGTACACGACATACTGAAAAAGTACTGTGAAAAGCGAGGATTAAAAATTTATAAGTTTTTGGAAAAATTAATCGTAGAAACCTGTAAAGAGAAGAAAGATATCTACGGTGAGAATTAAACTAATAAGTTTTCAAACTGAATTGTTGACTCTAAACTATCATTAGTTTTAATAACATCAATACGTAAAATATCATTAGTGGTTATTTGAATATTTTGAACATCCGTCCCAAAATAATCTCCATTAATATAGACATCATATGAATCTACGTTAATCCAATTTGAAAAAGAAAGATTTGCAGTATACGCAACTACATCACTTAAACTATCATTACCTACAATAAATAAATAATTCTCTAAAAACTCATTTGGATTTTTTGGGAATTTTTCTCTTTTAGTATTGCCTGTTCCTGTTAATTCCATAAGTTGGGTCACTCTTGCAATTGCAGGCTTAACCTGAAATTCTTCTTCATCAATCAAATAACCTAACATGGTAAAATCATATGATTGAACATAATACTTCCTTGACTCCAAACTCATTTGAGATTCATCGGAAACATTATTCATAATAATTGGAACGTATTGACCCTTGATAAATGTATATGCCTGTCTTGATGAAAACTTCTGCATAATTATTTTATTCAACTGATTAAGTTCTCTCATTCGATTACAAATTATCTTAACACTATAATTGATATCCACGGGAACCGGTTGAGGTATTGTGTAGATATCCATTCCTTGTTCGTTTCCATTCCAAGTTGGAACAGATGCATAATAGAATTGTTTTCTATCCGGGATTGTGTATTGTAATGATGGATTGGTACCAAACTTAACTTCAGGACTTCTAACTACCGTGATAAAGGGCGGGGATGGGTTATAATCTAAATCCACAAATAAGGCAGTCTCAACGTATTGAGTCCAGTTTTGAGTTGTGATTATAATATCCACCATTGGAACTATTTTCCCTGCGGTGACAACCTCTAAATCAGTTTTAACAAAATCTAACATTCCTCTATCTAAATCGGCGTGTAGTACTGATTTAGGAAGATATGTTCCGTCTTTATTAATATATTCCAATAGTTGTTCCCTACGAGCAGACAATGTCTTCTGTGGTACTAATGGTAATGTTGGTATAACTTTCTTTGGTAATGGCATTTTATTTCTTAACTACAAATAATTTATTTTGTGAATTTATCATATCAACTTCAGTTGCACTATAAATTGGTTCTCCACTTGATTTATAAACAAATGAATCATACTTGTATGGATTATAGGTAACAATCATATCTGATGATGGTGTTGGTATGTCATCACAAGGGTATTCACAAAAATCCATTAAATCCCCAATAACAAACGCATGGACATTTTTTGATTTTTCCGAACGAACTCTGTCTTTCCCACCTTTTCTAACTCTAAACTCAACATCCCCTAATTTAACATAATCCGCATGCATTATGACTTTAGATTTATATGTTACCGAAAAAGTATGTTTGTGAAGGTTATAATAAACCATAACTCTTTTTCCAATATGACTTTCTTCTGAGTTATCGTGTCCACATTTATGACAAATATAAGGGTCGTCACCACCATCAGCTAAATCCCATGACCAACCACACTCGTCACAAATTACTTTATCTTTTGTGACAATTTCAAATATTCTTCTTAATTGAGATTCTTTAACTAATACTTTCATTATTAATAATGTGTTGATACCGATTTAACCGGTAATTTAAAATTATCTTGAACCCATTTTTTCATAGGTTCAACCCAATGGTCATCAAACATAGTGTCTAAATGTTCACCATATTTGCCCATAACTTCTAAAATAGGTGCTTGTTTTCTAAACGATTTAGTTGATGGATTATTTTCATAATAATCCACATCAAAATAATAAAAAACTATGTCAGTATCATCTTCCCCATTCCATTCTCCTTTAAAGAACATTAAAAAGTTTTCATCATCCTTATCTATATCCTCATAACCATCTTCGTCAGAACCAGTCCCATAGACCCAATCCATTTCACTTGGGTTTAGATAACTATCAATGTACTGATAGATGGCATTAAATAATTTACTCTCTGTTATTATGTATTCCATTAATCAGCTACAATTGTTTTAACGGGTAATTCAAATTTATTTTCAAACCATTTTTTAAAAGGTCCTTTCCAATATTCACCAAACATTGTTTCTAACGTTCCATAATCATTAACAATTAAAATTGGTGTTTGATTTATAAAAGATTGTCTTGAAGGTTCATCTGAATAATATTCCTTTACAATATAAATAAATAACATCCCATTTTCATCATAATCACCATCATATTCAGTCTTAAAAAACTCCGTAATATATGGATTTTCTTTGTCATCATGTTCATCATCATTCCAAGTTGTTGGATTAAAATAATCAATTTTATCCACATCATATGACCCATCAATATACTGATAGATTGCGTTAAATAATTTACTCTCTGTTATTATGTATTCCACATTATATTCCTCTAAATTCGTTTTCACTTACATAAGTGGCAACAACACTTCTATAAAATGGTTTATATCCACCATACGTGTGTTTATTATCTGACCTAACATATCCATCATCACTTACTACATAATATCTAACTCGGTCTTCAGTTTCATAATACCCAAGATAATCTCCTTGGAATATCTCAACACCCAATTCATCAAGAGTTTTCTGATACAATGAGAATTTCATATTACCCGGTTCTTGTAATTCAACTCGAGAATTACCATAATTTTTAGATGTTGGAGCCATTACCTGAACCAAACCTTGTAATTCAACAGGGGCCATGAATTGGATACCATCTTCCGTAACCTCACCATAAACATCATCTGTTTTGGTTTTATATCTATCGATACGATATAGGATTACCGTGAAGTTCATATCACCCAATAACCACTCCTCACCCATACCGATGTCTAAAGCGTAATCCTCCGCTCCGAAGAATTTACCTAATCTTGTAATTGGAACTAATTTTTGCATATATTGATAAATACTT